ACCAGCGAGATGGAAGACAATATCTCCTACTGCGACGGCGACAACCTCAACCTCGGCCGCAAACCCCTTCAGAGCGGCGAAATCACCCTCAAGGTTGAAGGAATGAAGGATGTCACGGTCAGGTATGACAGCAGCATCAAGGCCAGGGAATTTGAAGCGTGCTACACCGCAAAGCAGCCTGAATTGGCAGGATACTACAGGCTCCCCGGATTCCAGATTGCCTTGGACAAGGAACATGCCGAACTCGTCAACGCCATGATCGAAGAAGTAGTTGAAGCCGGAAAGACCGAAGAGTATAAAGCCTACATAGCCGCAGAAGTAGCCAAGGAAGCCAAAGAAAACCGGGAATGGGCAGCGGAAATCATCAAGAAGGGCGATCAGCAAGAAAAACTGTACACCGCCGAAGAAATCAGAATCAAAACCATCAACTACAACAACCTCTACAATGAGGGCGGCGAAGGCTATGTCCCCACCTGGATATCTAAAGACGAGTACGAAGAAGCCAAACGCATCCTCGCAAAGTAACGGTAAAACGCCCAGCCGGGCGGCTAATCCCGGCAGAAGGAGAAACAAAATGAAACTGTACTACAACGATAACGGTGAAAAAACACTTCTCACGGAAGTTATAACCAATCACAGCATGAGCATCGATGATGCGCTCACCCTCGCCGGAATCGACATGGACAAATGGGCAGAAGATCAGGGTTGGGACAATTGGGACTATGAAGCGTTGGAAATGGAGTGGTAATCACATGACAACAGGCGAGAAAATCAAAGCCTTGCGGGAGCGGGCGGGGCTGACGCAACAGCAACTCGGTATCGCTTGTGGGCTGACTGTCAATTCAGCGCAGCCGAACGTGGCGGGGTGGGAGCAAGGCGAGCGCCCGATACCCCGCAAGCGGCTCAAAGCGGCGGCAGAGGCTTTACAGGTCGAAATCAGTGAGTTGATATAGGAGGGTAAAAGGATGAAATACCGGTGGTATCAGATTGACAGGTACAGCAATGATGATGATGCTCATAATGGTGTCAGTGATATGGAGTATGTCATGATCGGCGGCACGTCATGCAAACAGGCTTTGACCGGCTACATCATCAGCAAGGGCGATGACCCGGCAGAATACACTTTCGGCAAGACTAATGTCAAAGGCACGATGGACGTTTCGGCGGTGTGCCCGCAGTACACAACCGCTATACTAACCGTCAGGGTTGCGGCGCACGGCTGACAACCGAGCCAAGCCCCTCACCCGAGGGGCTTTTTCTTGTTTTCAACGCTGTTTGGTGGTTCTTTTGGTTGTACATCCGCACAATGCCTCTAAATGGGCAATAAACGAGCCGTAGCCGCGTTCAAAGCCTTTCAGCGTAGGAATGTTAGCCCCGGCTGAAAACGCCTTAAAACGTAAATAAACGGCAATTATGGATGGTATGGTAATGGCGCGGATGCCCGCCGCTGATTTAGGCGTATACAAATAATCAAAAAACTTTGATTAAAACTATTGACTAATTTGTTTTAAGTGATTATAATTAGCATTATAAAGGAGGTGAGAGCAGATGGAACAGCGCAAACTAAGCCCGGCTGCAGCCCGCGTCAATGCGGGAATCAAGCAAAAAAACGCGGCTGATTCGTTGGGAGTAACAACGGCGACACTTCAAAACTGGGAAAAAGGCAAGACTTCGCCGCCAATCGGCAAGGCGCAAAAAATGGCGATGCTGTACAAGGTCCGGCTGGACGAGATTTCTTTTACCTAAAAACTTTGTTCTAACTAAATCGTTTAAAAGGAGTACACTCATGAAAAGCAAACTGATCGCTCGGCTCCGTTGGTTGTTTTACAGCACGAAACACCGCAAGCGCAGGAAGCGGCCTGAATCCCAGGCGGTCACCCCGGAGCAGTTTCGGCTGATGTTCAGCGGTCAGATGATGCGCAGGCGGCATTACCCGGAGGCGAACGGGTGCAGACAAGAGTACATCGTATGGTGAAGCCATACCTGATCTTCGACCGTCAAGGAAACGGAGTTGACATCAACAATATGTTTGACAAGACAAGAACCTGCTATGGATGCCCCGACAGAACGGTTGAACCGAGATGCCACGGGACGTGCGAGGGCTACAAATGGCGGCAGGAAAAAGCGGACATTGAAAGAGCGCAGAGAGCGAACACCTATTACAGCCCAGATGACAAAACCTACGCACAGCGGATGCGCAACGCGGGAGAGCGGCGCAGACAAAAGGAGGCAACATGCCAGACGAGGTTGACACCGAGTATCGTGAGCGATTCGACACAGACGATACCAGGACGGTGATTATCAATGATTGGGAGGATGGCTTATGACCGAGTGGGCGAACGCAGGGAAGCAACTGATGGCTAAACACAGCGTCATTATGCGCTACTACCTAACAGGCATGACAGCGGGCGAGATCGTCAATCGTACAGGCTTGCCGCGGTGCAGTGTGGACAAAGAAATTGAGAGCCAGACCCGTAACAACTCAGACCTGATCGGGCGGCACTTGAAGGCTAAGCGCAAACCCGGATGCGTCAACAGATGGCCCAGAGCGCGGCTGATTATGAGTTTTCGGGAGATGCACCAATGCGGGCGCGGCGAGTGGGAGCCTATCACTATTAACTGACAAGGTTTAAGGAGGTAAACATGGCACGGAAAATGAAATGCTCAAGTTGCGAAGAAAGTATGAGCATGGCGACAAAAATGTACTGCTTCAACGGGCGCTGGGTCTGCGCTGACTGCCTGATCGGGATGTTTGCCGAGGCGGGCGCCGATGAACTGGCCGGGATATTCAACCTTGACACGGCTTACGCACACGAACTGCTTTCGGACGAAATCCCCTTCATGCTTTCGGGAGGTATGTATGAGCGAAATTGATATTGCCTATGCGCTGGAAGATACGGCGAGCGGCTTTGAAATAACGAACGATGCACAGGCAGAGCGGGCGTTAAGGGAAATCCTGGACAACGAAGCCGAGCGGGACAGGCTGGCGAAACTCGCCCTTGACATGGTCAGCAGGTACATGGAGCAGCGCACGGCAATTATCGCCAAGTATGACCGCTTGAACGAGTGGAACAAAACGGCATTGCGCAACTATTTCAACAAGGTCGAGAAGCGGGAGACCAAGACAACGAAATGCTACAACCTGCTAAGCGGGCGGCTGGTACAGAAAAAGAAACAGCCGATATTCGCCTACGTTGAGGAAAAACTGATCGATTGGGCGTATGAGAACGCCCCGGAACTGGTAAAGGAACAGCACAAGACGAGCCTTGATTGGGCGGGACTGAAAAAGCAAATCAAAGTTATTGACGGCATCGGCTACTGGCCGGAAACAGGCGAGGAACTGCCGATCACGGTCAATGAACAAGAGGATGAGTTTATCATCGAAGGAGGGAAACAATGAAACAGCCGAGGCTTTTAAAGGCAAACGAAATCAGTTGCCGCATTCAGCAGGTGACGGAAAGCAAGGGCGCAATTGTCCTGCTGTACAAAGATGCGAGGGTTGATATGGCAATCCTTGATGAAACATATGGCCCGATGAATTGGCAGAGAAAGCATGACGTTGTCAATGGGAACCTGTTTTGCACCATCGACATCTGGGACGATGAAAAAAAACAGTGGGTGTCAAAGCAGGACGTAGGTGTGGAGAGCAACACCGAAGCGACAAAAGGCGAAGCGTCAGACGCTTTCAAGCGGGCGGGCTTTAACTGGTCAATCGGGCGTGAACTGTATACAGCGCCGTTTGTGTTTATCCAACTTACTGACGATGAATGCTATGTCAATAAAAGCGGCAAGCAAGCGGCTAAATCATCTTTCGGGCTTGAGGTCGCAAACATCACATACAACGATGAAACAAGGGAGATCGTGTCACTCGTGCTGAAAGACCGCAAAGGCAAGGTCAGGTTTACACACGGGACAACGGCGCCTATGAGCAAGCCTGTACAAGTTACGGCAACACCGCCTCAACCGTCTGCCGCTGACCTGCAAGCCATGAAGATTCAGCGCATGAAAATGATCGCCTCTGACGTACAGAAATACACCAAGAGCAAGGACAGGGCGACTATCCGGGAGGGCATTGAAGCGGCCGAGGCGTGGATGCGGGTTAACAACCTGTACGGAGGTAAAGCATACGAAATCATGACAACGGATGAGTTTGCGGCGTATCTCAAGGGGATTAACAGTTTCTACACCAAGGCGGACAAAGGAGAGGCGGTAGCGGTATGAGGAAAGTTTACATCATCGGGAATCTGGTTCGTGAGCCGGAATCAAGGACGCTGCCGAACGGGACTAATCTCTGCACCTTCACCGTTGCGGTCAATCAAATCAAGGGCGATGCGCAGTATTTCAGGGTCACCACATGGCGGCAACTGGCCGAGAACTGCCAGAGGTTTCTGGCTAAGGGGCGCAAGGTTGCGGTGGTGGGCAGCGTGACGCTCAACACCTACAAAAAGGCTAACGGCGAGACTGGAGCGAGCATGGAGGTTAATGCTGACGAGGTTGAGTTTCTAAGCCCTAAGGAGCAGCAGGGCGATGCTGATGATAGCGGGCTGACCTACACGCCGCCGAAGGTTGACGGCAAGAGCGGGATGGTTGTTATAGACGATGAAGAAACTCTGCCATTTTAGGAGGTGACGGGTTTGCCTGTTCCCGGCAAAAACAGGCTTTATTTTTACCCTGATAATTATAATAATCAATAACCAACTTATAAAAACTTATAATAATAAGTATTGACACTATATGATATAAGTGATAAAATATCATTAACAATAGAAGGAAGGAGGCTTATCTGAATGACAGACGCAAAATTATTAAAATCTGCTATGGCGCTGAATGGCTTGAATCAGCGTGAACTTGCTGAAAAAATGGGCATATCACAAATGACGCTTTCTAACAAAATGACCAACAAGGTAGAGTTTACAGCAAGTGAAATCAGAAAAATTGCAGATATACTCGGGTTGGGCAACATGGAAGTAATGAACACATTTATGAACTAAGGAGGATACTATGGCAGAGCGTAAACCGTTATCAAAGAAAATAAGATTTGAAGTGTTTAAGCGTGATGCCTTTACTTGCCAATATTGTGGGCAAATGGCACCTGATGTATTGCTTGAAGTTGACCACATTAAGCCAGTAGCAAGTGGCGGTAAAAATGATTTACTTAATCTTGTTACGGCCTGTATAAGTTGCAATAGGGGTAAAGGCGTCAACGAACTTGATGATTCAACAGCGGTCAAAAAACAACAAAAACAACTAAAAGAATTAAATGAGCGCCGGGAACAACTAAAAATGATGTTGGAGTGGAAAGAACAACTTGCTGTACTTATCGAAGAACAAGTAGACGCTATTGATGCTCTGATAACTGAACGTTATAATTGTACAATGACGCCGGAAGGCCGTAGAAGAATAAAAGATGTTATTCGGAGGTTTGGTTTTGGAGAAGCTTATGAATCGTCTGAAATATCAGTCAACAAATATGACGATGCCATAACCGCTTTAAACAAAATTGGCGGTATATGTTATAACCGGAAAAATAACATAACATGGGAAAGGCAGGATTGAGTATGGCGTTAAGAGATCAACCATATATCCCGCTTTATGTTCAAGACTTTATGACGGATGAAAGATTAAGTGAGTGCAGTGCAGAAAGCACAGGCGTTTATATCAGAGTGATGTGCATCATGCACAAATCGCAGGAGTATGGAACAATTTTGCTCAAGCAAAAGGACGAGCAAAACCCGAGCAAAATTAAAAACTTTGCTGTCAAGTTGCATCGACTTATGCCTTATTCGATTGATGTAATAGAGCGCTCTCTGACTGAACTCGTTGATGAAGAAGTTTTAACGATTGAAGGCGATGTGCTTATGCAAAGGCGCATGGTTAGGGACGGAAACATAAGCCTGATAAGGGCTAACGCTGGTAGCAAGGGTGGCAAGGCTGCGCAGGGTAAATCTGTTGCTGGCAGTTTTGCCAAAGCAAAAGAACAAGCAAAAGAACAAGCAAACACTGAATATGAATATGAAGATGAAATTGAAGATGAAATTGTAAATAGTAAGACTAATAAGTCCATTAAGCAGGTGAGCGCCATAGAGCAGAGATTTAACGCGCTTTGGGAGATTTACCCGAAAAAGCAAGGCAGAGCAGACGCGCTCAAGGCGTACAAAAAGGCAGTATTATCCGGCGTAACTGACGATCAAATCAAGCAGGGTATTGAGAATTACAAGCAGTACATCGATAAACGCGGGACGGAGCCTCAGTACATCAAGCAAGGTGGGACATTCTTTAATAAACAGGCTTGGGGCGATGATTATTCGGTGATTGCCGCGGACAACAAGCCCAAAGAGCGCAAAATTGTGATGATGAATTAAGGAGGGATAATGCTTTGACACACTTATCGCTGTTCAGCGGTATCGGAGGGCTTGACCTCGCCGCTGAATGGGCGGGATTTGAAACAGTCGGTCAATGCGAATGGGCTGACTATCCGACAAAGGTTTTGGAAAAACATTGGCCGGATGTGCCGAGATGGAGGGACGTACATGACCTTACAGCAGCAGACTTTACTGCCCGGACAGGACTTGAAATCGTTGACTGTATATCGGGGGGGTTCCCATGCCAGCCGCACAGCGTTGCAGGAAAGCGTCAAGCGTCTGCTGACGAGCGTGATTTATGGCCGGAGTACAGGCGAATCGTTAGCGAAATTAAGCCCCGATGGGTTGTGGCTGAAAATGTGCCAGGGCTTTTATCAAGCGAGGATGGACGGTTCTTTCGAGGAATACTCCGGGACTTTGCCGAAATGGGGTTTGATGTTGGATGGGCAACTTTTTCAGCCGCAAGCGTTGGAGCCATACATAGACGAGAGCGAATGGCGATTGTTGCCCACGCCAAGGGCGGCGATAGGGATGTCAATGAAACTGTCGGACGGTATGGCAAAACTGAAATACAAAATGTATTTGGAAACGGAGTTATCAAGCCTTGGGCATCGTGGGCTGATGAATCCGCGGTATGTGGAAAACATGATGGGCTATGGGGTAGGGTGGACAGACTTAAATGCCTTGGAAACGCCGTAGTTCCCCAGCAGTTCTACCCCATCTTCAAGGCAATAGCGGAATTGGAGGCTGACGAATGAACCCCAACACAACACCATACCAAGAGGCTTTAGGCTCGGCGCTGAATGATGCTCGTGCGGCTGAAAAAGTGGCGGCGCTGGACGCACAGGACTTTGAAAGCGAAACGGATAAGGCCATTCTAAGCGCAATCAAGAGCCTGTCAGCAGACAGACAGCCTATCACACTCATCACGGTAGACACAGCAACAGGCGGGCAATACACGGCTTATCTTGTCACGATCACAACAGCGGCATACATGCCGTCACTCATCGACACTTACATCAGCGCAATCAAGGAGAAAAGCAAGCGGCGCAAAATTCGGGCGGCAGCGAGTGAATTGTACAATGCGGCGCAGGATGGCGACAAGAGCCTGGACGAACTGACAGCCGAGTTTGCACACAGGATAGACGCTCTGGCCGAGATTGAGGGCGGGACGGTCAGCGCATGGGATGCGGTGTTCGCCCTCATCAATGAGATTGACAAGAAGGATGATAACAAGGGAGTTATCGGGATACCCTTGCTCGACCAGGCGCTTGGCGGCATGTCAGGCGGGCGGCTATATGTTGTCGGCGCAAGACCGGCGACAGGCAAGACGGCGCTGGCAATCTCGGCGGCGTACAACACGGCGGCTTATGGCGAGGTGCTGTTTTGCTCATTCGAGATGCAGCCGAGCGAAATCATGGGTCGCGTCTTGGCAAGGTTGAGCAAGGTAAACAGTCAAGACATCAGTTATCGAACACTGACGAACGAGCAGATTGAGAGGTTGGGCGGCTACTACTCAACGGCGGGCAACCTGCCGATCAAGTTTGGCATCAACTGCTCAACGCCGGAGCGGGTCAGAGCCGAAGCCCTACGGATGCAAAAGGGCGGCAAGTTGCGGCTGATCGTGATTGACTACTTGCAGTTAATGTCCAGCGGGCGGCGGGCAGAATCACGTCGGGTAGAGGTCGGGCAAATAAGCCGGGCGCTGAAGCAGTTAAGCATCGAACTGAATGTGCCTGTACTGGCGCTGAGCCAACTTAACCGGGCAAGCGAGGACAAGGCAAGCAAAGCGCCGACTATGAGTGAAATGCGGGAATCGGGAGATATAGAGCAGGACGCGGACGCAATCGTGCTGATGTACCAACTTCCGGACGAAAATGATGTGTTCGTCACGATATGCGAAGAGCGAGGGTACAAGCCGGTGCGGATACTGCTTGACAAAAACCGTCAGGGTAAAAGCGGTCTGGCGATAGACACGGCTTTCGATGGCAACACAATGACGTTCATCAGCAAATCAGCAGTCATGGAGGTGGGAAAGTGACACCGACAGAGAACGCCGAGCAAGCCGCCCTGTTTCAATGGGCTGAAGTGGCATCGGGGGCACATCCCGAATTGCGATTGCTTCATTCAATCCCCAACGGCGGCCTGAGGGACGCGAGAACAGCCGTAACGCTGCAAAGGACGGGCGTTAAGCCTGGGGTACCTGACATATGTCTGCCTGTGCAGAGGGGCGGCTATGGGGCATTGTACATTGAATTAAAGCGGGTCAAGGGCGGTGTGCTGTCAGCGAATCAAAAGGTATGGCTCGATAGGCTGAATCATGCGGGCAATCGTGCGGTTGTGTGCAAGGGCTGGGAGGCCGCACGGGACACGATCATGGACTATTTGGGCGGTAAATGACTTGCCGCACAGACGGAAATCGGCAGGAATTGCCGATGGGACGGAAAGAAGGAGAAGCGTATGAAATCAGACAGGTGCGGATGCGGTGGTAAAGCCATCCTGACAGATTACACGGTCGAAGGTACAGCCAAGCAATACTCGGTGGCGTGCGAAACGTGCTTTATGGGGTTGCCTTATGGATTCGACACGCCTGACGATGCGTGGGCGGCATGGCGCAGAGCGATGGGAGGCCCCCAGCCCGCCCCATCCGGGTGCAATGGAGGAAATGAAATGAGTAAGTATTGTTTGCTCGGGCATAACAGCAGAAAAGAGGACTGCGTCAATGGATATAATTGCCCGGACTTCACAGATGTTGAGTGCCATGAGGGGGGAAAATACATCACAATCCATGAAAATTGCTTGCATTTGGTTGATTGTATGGTATGCGACAAATCGCATTGCAAATCGTTTGAGTTGGAATACTACATGAAAGTCAAAGGCCCTGGCGGCGGTTATGTCAAAGGCCGTGACGCGAATTATTGCCCGTTGTGCGGGCGCAAACTGTCACCCCCGCCCCGACCGGGTGCAATCGGGCCGGAAACGGGCAAAATGGCCCCGAACGGGGATGAAGGAGCTGGAGAATGAAGCCAATCATCATGAGCACAGAGGATGTGCGGGCAACACTGGACGGGTGGAAGACGATGACGCGGATGCCAATTAAGCATCAGCCCGATAAAAGCGCACAGTTTATGCGGATAAGCTGCGGCCGAGCGTGCTTTGAAACCGACACAGACATGTGGAATATTATGCTTCCCTACAAACCCGGCGACGTGCTGTGGGTGCGGGAGACGTGGGAGCTTATGACACCAAAACAAAATGAAGGCCCTGACTTCTATCTTCACAGGGCGGACGGGTTGGAGTGCGAGAGCAACCCGTGGTTCTCGGCGTGGCGATCACCCGTCACCATGCCCCGCGAAGCCGCCCGCTTGTTCCTGCGTGTGAAGGATGTGCGGGTGGAGAGGGTGCAGGATATTAGCCCAGAAGATTGTGAATCGGAAGGCTATTTTGAAGCAGAACCAGTTGAGCCAAGGCCGCGCTCATGGTTTTCGGCTGTCTGGGACGCCCGCAACGCCAAGCGAGGGTATGGATGGGACAGCAATCCGTTTGTGTGGGTAATATCGTTTGAAAGACTTGAATAACGTGTGGATATGTGCTATACTACACATACACTAAGGAGGTGTAGTTATGCAAAGAAAACAGGCCATAATTGAGAATGGTGTAGAGTTCTGGGTATGTCCAACCTGCAAAGGGATATTTACAAGTGATGGGTTTTATCCAAGTAAGCGGGCGTGGAATGGGATTACCTCACAATGCCGCAAATGTCACATGAAGGGGTCAATGGAAACAAGGGACAAAGAAAACGCAAAAAAATTAAAGCGGGAGTCAATGAGAAGAATGAGAGATACGCAGCCCGACAAGTACAAAGAACGGGACAGAGCGGCTTCGAAAAAGCGCCCAAAGGATATGCGATATTACGCTCGCCAACTTCTCAATCACGCATTGTGGAAGGGTGTTGTGTCAAAGCCAGAAAGATGCTCAAAGTGTCAAGAAATAAAGAAACTTACAGCCCACCATAACGATTATGCAAAACCTTTAGAAGTGGAGTGGTTATGCTATGAATGCCACGGAAATAGGTGACCGGGTATGGGTCATCGAGTTTGAGCGCATCGAGAAGGGAGTGGAATCATGAAAGAGTTAGTGTGGGCGGCCATATACATCTGCATCGGGGCTGTTATCGCGTTGGGCTTGTATGCGCTGATTGCGTGCGGGGCTACAAAAGAGCGTGAGCAAGCCATATACCGCGAGGGCTTTGCTGACGGGCACAGGATGGGCCTTCGCAAGGGCAAGGTGCTCAAGATAGACGCGGCGCTGTATAAGGAACTCAAGGGGCGGGTGGACGTAGCGCCTGGGCCGGACAGTATTAGGCCGAGACATAAAAAAGAGTTTCCAAAAGAGGCTTATGCAAACGATAAAGATATGAGGCTTGGAATCTTGTCTCCATCAAAAGTGTTTTGCATAAAATTCGGACAATATGGTCAGGACGTTCTTAACCAGTATCTCGATGCTGAGGCTGAGAGGATAAGCGAGCGTCCCGATAATCGCACAGTAAACGAGACAAAGGCGGTGCAGCATGATCGTTGAGAAGTGGAGAAAAAAGCCTGTTGTGGTAGAAGCCGTCCAGTGGACAGGGGAAAACTTTGCGGAAATCAAGGTGTGGTCTGGCGATGTTGGCCTTGTAGACGGCGTGTTGTGTGTGAGCACGCTTGAAGGTCAGATGGTGGCTGCCGTTGGTGATTACATTATCAAAGGGGTGAATGGCGAGTTCTACCTCTGCAAGCCCGATATATTCCACAAGACCTATGAAGCGGCGGGCGAGGTGAGAATTATATGATTGATTACCTCAACCCACACCACGTTTACATTGACGCTCATAACGCGCCTGATCTGAGTGTGGAAGTCAAAAGAGGCGAAGCGCAAAATATGCGACAACTGCCCGCAACTATCGTACCGAAAACGGTCGAGATTCAACACAAATCGGCACGTTTCTACGAATCATCGGTATCATATGATACCGCCCCCGCTGCTGACTGCCCTGTATGCGGAGGGATGTACAAGGGCGAATCATGCGAGATGTGCGGATATGACGGCGAGTTGATACGGGAGAATGTGGGCAAAGACGCAATCAACCGATACTGCATGTATGGGAGAAAGCCTGTTGAGGTGATTGAATGACGGCAAAAGAGCAATTACGCCAATTATCAACCTTGAATCAACGGATAGACCAACGGCTTAAACTGATCGAATATTACATGGAGCAAGCGGAGCGCATGGGCGGGGCGCTGTCACAGGTTGGCGTGGTGAGCGGGACAAAGACGCAAAGCCCAATGGCAGACTGGGTGGATAAAGCAATCGATCTGGCAAAAGATATTAGCAAGGAGGTGGACATGCTAAGAGCCGAGCGGCGGTTGATCTGCGGCATCGTCGAACAGATACCGAACGTGAGACAAAAGCAGGTGTTGGAATTACGCTATTTCTCTCCAGTAACTCCAACATGGGAGGAGATAGCGGAGCAAATGGGGCTTGATATACGCTGGGTGTACAGGCTACACGGAGAAGCGCTTGTGGAGTATGGCAAAATAAGCGCATAACGGGGTACGCCAGTAAAAGCCATTGTCAAGCGTGTTATGATGGACCTGTAAAGATATACACCGAGAGCGTCAGAGATGGCGCTCTTTTCATTTGGGAGGGGGCGAGCGAATGGTACTGACATTGTGCGACAGGTGCCTTGAGCCGTTCCTTGATGATAAAAACTACATCGTAAAGCGTACAAAACGCACAGAGGATGATGAGCATGACCCGCATGTTGGGGAGTGCGACATATGCACCCGGCGGGGTCACAACTATGACGTGGAGAAGAAACCAAGGGCAAAGAAAGACTAATGTTTCGGAGTGCGGCATTGTCAACCTCCTTCAATGTCGCGGGAGCAGACCTTTCAGAGCGGTGGGGCTGTCTGCACGAGATACAGGAGCAAGACCATTTTCGTGAGGTTGCGCAAATGGTGAAATCACATATCGTTACATCACGATAAACGAACAGCATAGAGCGGGAGGCATGAGTGGGACGATACGAGGACATTCTTTGGTACTCATTCGGTGAGGACGTTAAAGAGGCGACAATCTTCCCGCTTGCGGACGTTCATCTCGGCGCAGAGGGCGCAGAAATTCAGGCATTCTATAAACTAATTGCGGAGATCGCACAGACGCCTAATGCGTACGTTACGCTACAAGGCGACCTGATCGACAATGGCACTCGCAACAGCGTGACGAATATCTTCAAGGCGACCATGCCGCCGTCACAGCAGAAACGGGAGATGGCAAAAGCGCTTGAGCCGATACGGGACAAGATACTGTGCATTCTTCCTGGTAATCATGAGCGTCGGAGCGGCAAAGATGCTGATGATGACCCGATGTATGATATAGCCGCTAAACTTGACCTTGAGGATAGATACCGCGAGGATATGGCGTTTATCCGCATAGCGCTCGGACGCAACCATACACGGTCAAGCAATGGCAAGCCATACAGTTACATGCTGGCATGTGTGCATGGAGCGGGCGGGGGCGCATTGCCCGGGGGCATGGTAAACCGTGCGGAGCGGTTCATGAACTCGATGGACGGCGTGGACGTGTTCATTCATGGGCATAGCCATAAACAGTATTGCTTGCGCGGGTCGAAATTGGTTGTTGACATACAAAACAAACGGGTGACAAGACGGCCAACGCTGACGATGTGCGCTGGTTCATGGCTTGGTTATGTGGGTTATCCTGTGGTCGGCCTTATGTCCCCTACATCGATTCCAGGGGCAAATAAATTGCTTCTGTCTGGGACAAAATTCAGGTTTGAAGCGGTGGTGTAACAGACCTGCCGATGCGAGGGCGACCAGCACACTTTCGGGGGCGGGCAAGCCGTGAGCCTTTGATCACGGCGCATTATAGCCTATTAGCCGAAAGGCATTAGGGGCATAGACGGACTGTACATCCGATAGGGACGCAACCAATCCTGCGTCCCTTTTCTATGCCTATTTATTTTGCGGGATTGGGAGAAAGGATTGGAGTATGGAGATTATCACACAGGCAAGCAACCTGCCAACAAAGATTGAGGACTTAACAAGGTTCGTATTGGTAGGCAGGGAGAAAATGGTATCGGTTCGGGCAGAGATACGCGCCATTAATAAACTGGGCTTAGGCAAAGAGGTTCGTCAGCAGAAACTTGACGAGGGGCAAATGATAGCCGAGGCTTTGCTTGATGCCGAGGTGCGGTTGGGAGAACTGACGCGGGAGATACCAAAATCAGAAAGAACAAGGACTGACCTTCTGCCCGACAGCGTTGTCGTGCAGACAAAAACAAAAATCTTGAATGACCTCGGGTTCAACCCCAAGCAAGCCGAAAGGTTTGAAACACTTGCCAAGCATCCCGAAATAGTAGCACAGGCAAAAGCCGAGGCGAGAGAAGCGGACGATATGGTCAGTCGTTCACTTGTGCTTGAAAAGATAAAAGCGAAACAGCGTGAGGGCTTAAAGGAAATCGTTGCAAACTCTGTATATCCGACCGCTTCAATCGTTGGCGAATATGACGTAATTTACGCAGACCCGCCGTGGCGATATGACTTTTCGGAAACCACATCGCGCGACATTGAAAACCAATACCCGACAATGGCGATTGATGACATTAAGGCAATGAAAGTGCCGAGCGCAAGCAATGCGGTACTTTTGTTATGGGCTACTGCACCAAAGTTGCGCGAAGCACTTGATGTAATGTCGGCGTGGGGATTTGAGTACAAGACCTGTGCCGTGTGGGACAAGGTGAAAATCGGCATGGGCTATTGGTTTAGGGGACAGCATGAAATGTTGCTCATTGGCACAAAGGGGCAATACTCGCCGCCGCCGCCAGAATTGCGAATATCGTCTGTTTACACAGAGGCAAGGCGCGAACATAGCGCAAAGCCCAAACACTATTACGACATGATAGAAACCATGTTCCCCGGGCGCTCATATCTTGAACTTTTTGCGCGTCAAAGGAACAACGATAAGTGGGAAGTGTGGGGAAATCAAATTGAATGATTTTGTCACAGACCTTGCTTATTCGATAGAAACGCAAGACGATGACGAACTCAACGCTTTTTACAAGGCAGCGTTTCCTCTTGCTGAAAGAGTTGAGTTTTGCGCGGATATGGAAAATCAAAGGCGCGGCGTTGACAAAGTTGTCTATTTTAAAAATGGTCGAACCGTTACGGTTGACGAGAAGAAAAGGCGCAAGGATTACGGCGATATACTGCTTGAACTTTACAAGAATAAGGAAAGAGGTTTTCCGGGTTGGTTGTTTTATTCGCAATGCGATTATATCGTGTATGCGATTTTGAACAGCAGAAAGATATATCTGCTTCCAGTATTGCTTTTGCAAATGGCGTGGAAACGCAACAAAGCGGAATGGTTGAGCAAATATCCGAGGAAAGACGCGCAGAATACCAACTACACAACGGAAAACATACCGATACCAACAAATGTATTGCTCAATGCAATAAGGGCAGAAATGGAACATTAAGGGAGGTGAGAGGGGTTGCCTGAGAACAGGGCTAAAACAGGTCAGTTTGTAAAAGGCAAAAGCGGCAATCCCGGCGGCCGCCCTAAAGTGCCCGAACCGTTCAAGGAGTTGGTACAGAGCAAGTCCGTGCCAGCCCTTGAGCGGATTATCGAGATTATGGAAAATCCGGCAAGCAAGCCCGGCGATGTGTTCATGTGCGCTAAGTTAATCCTTGAGTACGCCAACGGCAAGCCAACCGATAACATGAACCTAACGCATGGGTTTGTCGGTGACTTTAGTTTTGAGATGTGCGAAGATGATGACGATTAAGGCAAGGCGTAAATATGTTAACTACGCATATTACGATTACCTTGACGATGACACACGGACACAAATCTTTTTCGGCGGTGCCTCAAGCGGCAAATCGTACTTCATTGCACAGCGCATTGTAGCCGATACCGTGCGTGGCAGAAACACGCTTGTCTTGCGTAACGTTGCCCGAACCTTGCGAGGCTCTTGCTGGAATGAAATCGTCAAGGCAATAAGCAAGGTGCCATATAAACAATGGTTCAGCATCAGCAAGACTGAAATGATTATCACCGCAACAAACAACGGCTCCCAAATCCTATTCAGCGGGTTGGATGACAGCGAAAAAATAAAATCCATCACCCCGGCCAACGGGGTTCTCACCGACATCTGGATTGAAGAGGCGACAGAAACGTCATATGACGATCTAAAGCAACTTGAAAAGCGTCTGCGCGGCGAGTCCAGGCACCCAAAGCGCATCACCTTATCATTCAACCCGATTTATCGAGAGCACTGGCTGTTTAGGGAGTTTTTCGGCGGCTGGGTAGACGGCGCAACGGAGTATCACGGTGACGGGCTATCAATCCTCAAGACAACCTTTCGTGACAATCGCTTTTTAACAGAGGATGACCGGCTTGCCCTTGAGAATGAAAAAGACCCCTATTACAAGGCGGTTTATTCTGAGGGAAATTGGGGTGTGCTCGGTGACGTGATCTTCCGCAACTGGCGCACGGAGGACTTGAGCGAGATGAAAAATACAGCCGACAAACTTTACTTCGGCCTTGACTTTGGATTCAGTTCTGATCCGTGTGCTGTGGTTAAACTGCACTATGACAAGGCACACAAGCGGATATACATACTGGACGAAATCTATGAGCGGGGGCTTACAAACACGGCATTAGCCCCTGTTTTGCGTGATTTTTGCGGCAGTCAGTACATCACCTGCGATTCAGCGGAGCCTAAATCAATCAAAGAACTGCAAAACATGGGCATCAGGGCGCTGGGCGCTAAAAAAGGACCGGACAGCGTCATGCACGGCATCCAGTGGCTCCAAGGGCATGAAATCATCATTGATAACAAGTGCCAGAACGCAAAAAATGAGTTTCAACTATACCAATGGAAAAAGGATAGGGACGGCAATTCGCTCCGTGTGCCGGAGGATAGAAACAACCATCTGATTGACGCGATACGCTACGCCATAGAATCAGAAAGCACCGCCCGATATGCGTCAACGATGAACCTGAAAGGATTGTGAACTAATGATTACACGGGACAAAGGCATGGTCCTTGACAGGGACAGCATCAATGATTGCGTGAAACAGTTCGACTTAGAAGCGAACAGGCTGGCGCAACTGCATGAGTATTATGTCGGCTTGTCGGAGGTCACGAACCGCACACGCACGGCGGGGCTGCCGAACAATCGGCTGATGCACGCGTACCCGCAGTACATCGCTACCATGACAAGCGGCTACCTGATCGGCGACCCTGTGCAGTACATGTCCGAGGATGACGCGGGGCTTGAAGCGCTCACAGACGCATATGACGCGGCTGATGTGCAGAGCATTGACGCAGAGATCGCGTTGCACCAAGCGATTTATGGCCGGGGCGTTGAGTTGGTTTATGCTGACAGTCAGGCGAGGCCGAGAACAACGGCCATCGACCCGCAAAATGCTTTTGTGGTGTACAGCAACGATGCGGAGGGCTTGCCCTTGTTCGGCGTTCATCGGCTGGTAGAGGTCAACAGCAAGGGTGAAGCGAATGTAACACGCTACACGGTGTACACGCCGGGCGAAGCGATTGAGTACGCTGTTGGCACAGGCGGAGCGGTAGGCGCTGAAACGTCCAGAATGGCGCATAATTTCCCTTATGTCCCGATGGTGGAGTACTGGAACAACAGCCTTCAAACGGGCGATTTTGAGCCTGTTATGAGCCTTATAGACGCATATGACATCCTGCAATCAGATCGCGTCAATGATAAAGAACAGTTTGCGGATGCGTTGCTTGTGCTCACAGGCGTTGTCGGGTTGGACGCGCCCGCAGGTGACACACGCACGGCGGCGCAGAGGCTAAAGCAAGAGGGCACGCTGTCGCTCCCTGACCCGCAAGCGAAAGCGGAGTACCTCATCAAGTCACTATCAGAGGCTGACACTGAAATCTTGAAAGACGCAATCAAATCAGACATCCACAAGTTTAGCCATGTGCCGGATATGACGGATGAGCAGTTTGCGGGCAATTCAAGCGGCGTGGCGATGAAGTACAAACTGCTTGGCCTTGAACAACTGACGAAAATCAAAGAACGGTGGTTCAGAGAGGGCTTGCGCTGGAGACTGCGGCTGTTTGCGTCATTTTTAAGTTTGAAAGGCTCGCCAAAACTGGATGCTGATGCGGTTCAAATGATGTTTAGACGTTCTTTGCCCGTCAATGACCTTGAGATCGCCCAGATGGTGCAGATGTTGTCCGGCATGGTGCCCGCTAAAACGCTTTTGGCGCAAGTGCCGTTTGTCGAGGATGTGCAATCAGCGTTTGACGAACTTGAGCAGGAGAAACAGGCGGGCATAGCAGCGCAAGCGGCGGCGTTCGGCGCGATGGCAATCCCGCAGGGGGAGGGTGAGGATGAAACTGCTTGAGGGCGACTGCCTTGAACTGATGCAGATGATGCCTGACAACACCATTGATTTGACAGTAACATCGCCGCCTTATGATAACCTGCGCGCCTATAACGGCAACATTTCACAATGGACATTCGAGAAGTTTCAAGGCATTGCAGAGCAACTATATCGAGTGACAAAACAAGGCGGTGTGGTTGTTTGGGTTGTAGGAGACGCAACCATTAAAGGGAGCGAAACGGGAACATCATTCAGACAGGCTCTTTACTTCAAAGATATTGGCTTCAACTTGCATGACACAATGATTTATAAGGCGCCCGGAACTGGGGCCAAAGGAAGCAACCTTTGTTACTGGCAGACGTTTGAGTATATGTTTGTGTTGTCAAAAGGAAGACCGAAAACGGTAAACCGATTAAGGGACAAGCCAAACAAAAAAGCAGGGGCAAAATGCACCTCAAATAAACAGGCGCGTGAATCAGTTGGAACAAGGCTACATCCAGAGGGCGGGACAATAGTTGCTGAATTCGGCATAAGAGATAATGTTTGGGTGATCGCAAGTGGGAATGGGCATGGAGACTATACTGGTCACCCTGCGCCGTTCCCCGAGCAACTTGCCAACGACCATATCATTTCATGGTCAAACCCGTCCGACGTTGTGCTTGATCCATTTATGGGTAGTGGTACAACCGGAAAAATGGCAATACTGAATGGCCGCGACTTCATCGGCATTGAACTTGACGCAGACTATTTCAAAATCGCTGAAAGACGGATTGCCGAGGCGCAAACAAAATGCAAACAATTAGAATTGGTGGTGTGACATGGCCTCAAAATACTGGGAGCATCGAGCAGCCCTCCGTCAAGCCGCCTATGACAGAGCCAATAACCAGACTGTCGCAACGGTGACAAAAGCCTATGACAGGGCGATGAATCAACTTGACATTGACATCGATAAAATCATGGCAACGTACACTCGCAAGACAGGCTTGACAGCCCGCGACGCATACGCGTTTCTTCGTGATGGGGTGCCGCCCGGCGTGATGGATGACCTGCGGGCAAGGGCAGCGGCAATCACGGACAAGACGCAGGCGAAGCAACTCGGCGTGATGTTGCGCACAGACGCGTACAGGGCCAGAATCAGCCGTTTAGACGCTATCAAAGCAAGTACGAGGGTTGGGTTGTCCGAAGCCGCAGAAGCCGAATTAAGGGCCATTACGCCCCATTTAAGGCATACTGCTGATCTTGCGTACAGCAGGACGATGTTTGACATACAAAAAGTCACTGCGGGCTTTGAAATGGTCGGGGTGCCGCGCAAGGCGCTGGATACGATCCTCAAGTCAAAATGGTCTGGCATGAACTATGCCCAATCGGTCTGGGCGAACCGTGATGCAATGGCTGGGGTACTCGACCGTGCGCTCATGGAGCAAGCGAGCATGGGCAAACTGTCGCAGATTACTTTTGACAACGTGCGGGGCATTGTGGACAGCAAAGCCTGGGCGGATAAAGTAGCTGCGGGCATGAAGTCCAAATTCAAAAGCGAAATGCAGTACAGCAAGTACGCGGCAAATCGTTTAATCCGCACAGAATCGGCGTATGTGGCCGGGCAGACAACAGCAGTCGCCTATGATGAGTGCGAGATTGAGCGTTACGAGTTCATGGCTACGCTGGATAACCGCACATCGTCAAAATGCGCGGGTAAGGACGGTGAAATATATGTCACGAAAGACAAGGAGGTGGGCGTTAACTGGCCGCCGCTTCACCCCCATTGCCGTTCAACCACTGCCCCTGTCATTGATGGGCTTGTCAGAGAGAACTTAACACGGGCGGCGAGGGATAAGGACGGGAAATCAGTCTATGTGCCGCGGGATATGGACTTTTCGCTTTGGGCTAAATGGCAGAAAGACGGCGCGCCAGCAGATGTACAGGCTTGGTTGGATAAAAGACAGTAACAGATACAGTAACAGATACAGTAACAGACTACAGTAACAGTTGTATCCATAGGGTATGGATACGGTATGGATACGGTATCGATATAGTATATATCCCATAAAGTCTGGTTATCTCAAAGCACTCAAACGGGTGCTTTTTGATTTATACGGTCTTCAACGTTGCAGACCTTAAACAGCAATGGAATCGAGGACGCTCGTAAAACGGAGGTTATTATGGCAGACACAGAAACCACGGCAATCGAAACCACGGCAACAGCCGAGGAAACCACGGCGGTTGAAACGCAGACCACGCCGACTGCAAAGACTTTTACGCAGGACGAACTCAACGCGATCTTGGACAAGCGGCTCAAGCGCGAACGAGATGAAGCAGAGAAGCGCACACAAGCCGCCATCACCGAGGCGCAGAAACTCGCCAAAATGAGCGCAGACGAACGCGCAGAGCACGATAAACAGGCGCACGAAAAGGCGCTTGCTGATCGGGAGGCTGAAATCACGAAGCGCGAACTGCGGGCAGAGGCTAAATCGCAATTAAGCGACAAGGGTCTGCCGATTGAACTGGCTGAAATCCTGCCCTACACGGACGCAGACACAACCAATGCCGCCATCGTGGCAACCGAGAAGGTATTCAGGGCGGCGGTAGAAAAAGCGGTCACAGAGCGGCTGAAGGGCAACGCGCCTAAGGTCACTCAAGCGGCTGCGCAAGTGTCCTCACTCGAGGATGAAATCAGAAAAGCAGTTTTTGGAAAATGAAAGGATAGATAATTATGGCTCTTACTTTAGCACAGGCACAGCCCCTCTCCCAGAGCAAACTCAGCAATGTGGTTGTGGACGAGTTCCGCAAGTCCGCACTGCTGGACAGGCTCATTTTTGACGATAACGCCACCTCAAATGGCGGCGCGTCTTTCACCTACACCTACAACCGTATCACGCAGCAGCCGACTGCGGCTTCCCGTCTGCTGAATGCCGACTATAACGATCAGGCCACGCTGACCGAGCAGGCATCGGCACGGCTTGGCATCCTTGGTGGGCGCTTTGGGATTGACCGTGCGCTTGCCGCAAACGAGCACAAGGTGGTCGACCTGATCAAGTTCCAACTGGAGCAGAAAGCCAAAGCGACTGTTGCGGAGTTCCATAACCAGTTCATCAACGGCAATTCAGCACAGAACCCTGAACTTGGCCAGTTTGACGGGCTTGACCAAATTCTTATTGGCGCGGACACCCAGGTGATTACCGCTGGCAACCTTGACCTCAATGACAGCGCCTCCATCACCGCCAAAGCGCCTGAGTTCGCTGATTTCATGCGCCGCGCCCGCGCCCGTCTGATGCGGTCGCCTGATTTATGGCTAATGAACAACGATATGTATGCTGTGTGGCAGAGCATCATGGACAGGCTGGGCATTAACACCGCCACCAAAGCCGAATACGGCTACGAAGTGAGCCAATGGGGGCCGAGCCTGGTCATGCCTTTGGGCGATGCTCCCGGCGGCACCGAGCCCATCATTCCCACCACCGATGGCAAGACCAGCATCTACGGCGTGTGCCTTGGGTTGGACGGTGTGCACGGTGTGGCTCCTGCCGGACAGTTGATCAAGACCTACCTGCCGAACTTCCAGACGAACAGCAATCCGGTACAGGATGGAGAGGTTGAAATGATCGCGGGTATCGCTGTTAAAGCGTTGTCCTCCATCGTACGCATCGATAACCTGCTGATTGCATAAGGAGTGAATGAATAATGCCCAGATATTTTGGTAATGAGAACTACAACGGAGATCAGGGCGCGGTGAAGTGGTACAACGGCGCGTGCGCTGTAGACGAGGATGATGCCGCTGCTATCGCGTTTTTGGACGCGATTCATGGCATCGACAAGGACGTGAACAAACACGAATTGACCGTGCTTGACAAACTCACCCGTGAACAGGTTGACCAGATCGCCGCCTACCTTGGTGTGGCGCCCACGCAGGGTGATGGCAAGTACGAAGTGATTCGTGGCATCGAGAACAGCATCAGCACCGAGTACTTGGCCGTTGCCGTTGCGACGTCTGCGGCACACGCGACCGAGGCTGGTCAGACCACGGTCACGATTACTGGCGCTGCGGGTGCCGGCAACGCCTACTATTACAAAACGGCAAAGGATACTGCCCCGGCTCCGTTGTATGGCGATAAGGTAGACAGCACATGGACGGTATGCACCGCCTTGATTTTCTCTTTCACGCCTACGGCAACGCACAACAAAATCACGGTTGTCAAGGCGGTTGCCGAGACTGGGTTCATCATCGCAAGCGTGAGCGATGACATTACGACTAATAATTCCTAAGGAGTAACGCATGACGGACAATGAAAAACTTGTGTTGTTCAAGGTGCGGACTGGCATAATTGTCGCATCTCAGGACGCATTGATCGGGCAGTACATCAAGGACGCAGAATACTTCATCCTTGGCGTGACTGGACAGGCATCAGTACCGACAGCCCTCGAAGGCGCACAGGTTGACATTGCCGTCGGCGCGTGGGGCAAGCGTGGAGCGGAGGGGGAGAGCAGTCATAGTGAGGGCGGGGTATCCGTCACCTATGAAAGCCTCTCCCCCGCCCTGCAAGCCCTCTTAAGGGCGTACACACTGGCAAGGGTGGTTGATATGAATGCGGCACCTTAAACGGCGTGAACAGGCCATTAAATGGCTTACGCCTACGCTCTCAACAGGCTCAATGGGGAGCGTGACAGTAACATGGACAGGCACCCCGGCAACTGTGCATGGCGATGTGCAGCCTGTATCAAGTGCAGCCATGCGCACGGAGTATGGCGAGCGAGCGGACAGGATGCGGCTTGTTATCCTGCCTAACGGCGCTTATGCGGTGGGTGACGGCATATGGCTTGACGGCGAAAACACGGCCAATCCCCCATGGCTGATCGTGTCAGTGGCCGCATGGCAAGACCTGACAGCGATGACCATCGAAAAGAGGGCGTAAATGGCTATCGTAATCAAGGGGCTTGATAGCCTGATGGCAAAACTAAACGCAATGGGCGGGAATGTACTGGACGCATTGGGCGAAGCCGTCTACACGACAACAATGATTGCAATGGCAGACGCACAGGCCAATATCCACAATCGCACGGGCGACCTTGGCAGAAGCATCGCGCAAAATACCGACATAGATTTTACGCCAACCAGCGTGACAGGGACTGTGGCGGCGAATATGCCCTATGCCGTTTATGTCGAGCAAGGCACTCATAATGAGTTTGGCGGCGTGAGAAATCCGCCATATCCCTACATGATGCCAGCGCTTAATGCAAACAAATCAACCTTTGAGTATCTCGCCCGTAAAGAACTTGAAAAGGCCATACGAAAGGCGGCGAAATGATGGACAGCATGCAAGCGGAAGTCTATACCGCCCTGTCAGGCACGGGTTACACCGTTTTATATATGTACCCTCAAGGTGAAATGAATGTGCCTTGTGTGACTTGGTACGAATCAAATAACCGCGAGTATGGGCAAGCGGACGGCAACGAGTTTGTGACGGAAGTTGAGTACACGATTGATGTATGGGCGATGACACCCGAAGCGACCGCAACCATGGCATCGGCGGTGGACACGGCACTTGCGGCGTTGCGGCTCAAGCGCACATTCTCCTATGACCTGTATGAGCAGGACACGCGAGTGCATCACAAGAACATGCGATACAGAGCCTTGATTCGGCTCGATGAACAACGGATATACCAATAAAAGGAGAACAATAAATGGCTAAAATTCGTGCATTAGGCACTACCATTACCTTCAATTCGGAGGCTGTCGGGGCGCTGACTTCCATCGGTGAGTTGGCTGTCACGTCTGACGAGATCGACAAGACCACGCTTGATTCGGCAGATGGCTATCGGGAGTTTTTTCAGGGCTTCAAGGATAGCGGCGAGTTGCCGCTGACAGGCTACTATGACAAGACTGATGTTGGACAGGCTGAAATCATTGCGCAGTTTGCGATTGGCGATGCGGAGCCTTGCGTGATTACCTTCCCCAGCAGCGGCGGCGGGGCAACCTTCAACGCTTTCGTCAAGGGCTACTCTATCGGCTCCGCTGATGTGGATGGCGTTGTCGGGTTCGGGGCCACCCTGCGCATCACCGGCGCTGTCACACCTACCTAACCTGGGGGTGATTAAATGGCAAAGTTAAAGGGGATGGGCACGAGCATCAAGTATGCTCCTGCCTATGATTCGGCTGACAACCTGATAAAAACCATCGGCTCATTAACGAGCATCGGCGAGATCGCGCCGACGAGCGATGAGGTGGACACCACAACGCTTGATTCGGCTGGCGGGTATCGGGAGTTCCTGCAAGGATTGAAAGATTCGGGTGAGTTGACGCTTACCGGCTATCATGACGCGGCTAACACAGGCCAGAGCACCATGCGGGCGTTGTACGCAAGCGGCGCGAGCGGCTATTTCTGGGTGACATTCCCCGATCAGACAACTGTGGCGTTCAATGCCTATGTCAAGGGCTACTCTGATGGTTCGGCTGACGTTGACGGCGTTGTCGGGTTTGGATGCACACTGCGAATCAGCGGCTTGGTGCAGGTCATCAGCACGGCTTACAGCAATGTGGCTGGTGTGCTGGACGCAACAGCAACGGCGCTGACTGGCACACCTGCCTATCAATGGTACGAATGTGATGATGCGGCATACACTAATCCATCTGCCATTACGGGCGCTACATCTGCCACATACGATACGTCAAGTGCGGAAGGGCATTACTTCTGCGTTGTGACGGTGCCCGATTACAGGCCTGTCAACAGCCAAATCTTCACGGTTGCATAACACGAATAATTAAGGAGGCAATATGCGGTTAGAAATCGGCGGGAAATCCTATGAACTGAAATTCACTGTCAACTCAATGGCTGAATTGGAAGATATGACCGGGCAGGAGTTAGGAAGCCTCTTGTCCGGCGGCCAGTTCAAAATGCTGCGCTACCTTATGTGGGCCGGGCTGATCGATAAGAATCCTGAATTGACGGTCAAAGGCGCGGGCGAGTTGGTTGAGGAATATCTGCAAAGCGGCGGAGCGCTTGATGTGCTTGGCGAAGTGCTGACAAAGGCGATTGAATCAGCGGGTTTTTTCAAACAGGCGGCAAAGGCTCAAAAGAAGTAAAGAGTCTAAGAGCCGCTTATGCGAAAATCATCAACGACGCTTTTGACGTGGGTGTATCTAACGCCTGGGATTGGTGGGGCATGACCCCAGCTGAGGTCAACGGGCGAATTCGGGCGCTTGGCGCGGAGCGAAGCGCTAAGAACGAGCAACTTGATTTGTTGGCTTGGATGATAGGCCGATACGCGGCAAAAGGTTATCACGAGCCTGGTAAATACCCGCGCAAGCCTGAAATAATTGACACAAAACAATCGATACCATCTGACGAAATGGATGAGGACAGCATGAAAACCATCCTCACAGCATACGCAGAAGTCCATAACACTGTTGAGGGGGCGAAATAGTGGCGACAACATTAGAAGAACTGCAAATTAAATTCACCGCCCAAATGGGCGGGCTTACAAGCCAACTAAATGGAGTTAAAAAGCAACTCGGCGGTGTTGAATCGACTGTTAAAAGCACATCAACCGCTTTTAATGGATTAGCGCGGGCGGCTAAACTTTTTATTGGTGCATATGTTATACGCGGCATGATTAAACTCGGCAAAGAATCGCTGTCTATGGCAAATGATGTTGTTGAGAGTGAAAGCCTGTTCGCCGTATCGATGAAGGGCATGGCGAACGAAGCGCGGGCATGGTCTGAGGAATTGTCCGCGTCTCTCGGCCTAAACGCCTACAACCTGCGCAAAAATGCTGGTACGTTCAACACCATGTTTATGAGCATGGGGTTGGGTGAAAAAGCGGCTTATGACATGTCAACGGGGCTGACTGGGCTTGCTGAGGACATGGCATCATTCTACAACGTCAACCCGACTGAAATGTTTGATAAATTGCGTGCTGGTATCACGGGAGAAACAGAACCACTTAAAAGAATTGGTATACTTGTTGATGAAGCAACAGTAAAGCAGTACGCTCTATCCGAAGGAATCAGCACAACAGGGAAGAACCTGACGCAGACTGAAAAATTGATGGCGCGTTACGCGGCTATCATGGCGCAGACTACGAACGCTCAAGGCGATCTTGCCAGAACCATCAACAGCCCTGTCAATCAGATACGATTGCTCAACAATACACTGGATATGGCTAAAATCGCTTTAGGACAGGCTTTCCAGCCGATCCAGGCGATTGTGCTCCCTATCCTTAACAGCCTTGCCAGAGCCGCGCTAACGGCAGCAAACGCTGTTAAAAACTTCATGTGGGCACTTACCGGATTCACTGGTATTTCTTCGGGAGCGGCTGATATTGCTGGCGAAGGCGCAGATGCTAACGGCAAATTGGCTGATTCTCTAAATGACACATCCAAGGCGTTGAAGAACGCGGGGGGCGCTGCAAAGAAAGCCGCCCAAGACGCCAAAATCGGGCTAAAGGCGTTTGACGAAATCAACAAACTTGCGGATGAATCCGAAAAGGCAAACGGCGGTAGCGGCGGGCTTGGCGAAATGCCCGAAGTTATCAAAAACGAAGCCTATGCTGACGCGCTTGAATCTGTCAACGTTGCTATGAGCAAGGCGGCAGATTGGCTTAAAAAGGTCTGGGCGGCAGCGGAGCCGACACGCATTGCGTTGTCAAACCTTTGGGACACGATCAAGGACTACGCAAATACGGTTATTTGGGGCAATCTGGTTGACTTCTATGATAAATTCTTGAAGCCCATCGGATTATGGACAATAACCGACGCTTTACCCGCTTTTCTTGACGCCGTATCCGCTGGAATTAAAACACTTAAAACAATGTGGGAAGCATCCCGGCCCGCTTGGGAAGTATTCTATCAAACAGTGTTAAAACCTATGGGGGAATGGGTTGGTGATAGAATCATCGACGCTTTGCGCTGGCTCAAACAGGCGTTTGATGATATTAGCGCGTGGGTGAAAAATAACCCTGAGACGTTTGGAAAAATCTATGATGGGATTATGTCAATCGGCGCTGCAATAGTAGTTATATGGACAACTTCAAAACTTCTCGCTGCCGTGCAGACCGCTTTTGCTTTAATCAACGGCGCTGTTGCCCTTCTAACGTCACCGGCTGGCGCTATCACTTTACTGATCGCGGCGTTGGGTTGGGTTGTGCTCAACTGGGACGAAGTGAAGAAATGGGGTATCGACGCATGGCGAAAAATAGAGGATGCTTGGCGAAACGCCGGCCCGTGGTTTGAATCCAAAGTAACGAAACCCCTTGGCGAGTATTTCGCTTATGTTTGGGACAATACAAAAAAATGGGGCGCATCTTCGAGAGCCACCCTTGATTCGCTATGGACTGACTACAGTAATTGGATGTGGAAAAACGTTACCAAACCAACTGCGGATTGGTTCAGCACGCTTTGGGCTGATATTACAAAATGGGCTAATAAAGCATGGAGTGACATTACAAAAGCGTGGGGTGACCTTGCTTCATGGTTTGAAACGAATATCGTTGCCCCGATACGCAAAGCGTGGGATGAACTCATGGCCTTCCTCGGTGTTAAAAAGAGCGTTGAAGTTGAGTACAAAGTAACAACCGTTCAAAATACCGTCTATACATCAACAAAAGGCAGTGAAACCGGGGGCAGGGGAGGAAGTATTTCAGAGGCTACCAAAACGGCCATCCCCGGCCTGTTCGGTGTTCTCCCATTTGCGGCGGGCGGTGTGTTTGAGGCAAACAAACCTTTCGTCGGGCTGTTGGGCGACCAGAAGAACGGACGAAATATTGAAGCCCCCGAGAACCTTATACGTCAAATATTCCGTGATGAAATGTTCGGAAATCCTGCTGTATCGCTTGCGAGTATGCCTACATCTTCATTCGGCGGCATGAGTTCGGATATATCAGGAAACGCTATTGAGAGCGGCATTGAACGCGGAATACAGAGGGTTATGAATGCTTTAAACCTTACGCTAAACGTTGACGGAGAACAATTCGGGCGTGTTGCTGTCCGCACGATCAACGATACACAGAGGGCGGCTGGCCGTCTACTTTTGGAGATGTGATATGTTAAAAGTAAATGGTACGACCATCAAAACGCCAAAGAAGATGTCGATTGGTATCTATGACGTGTCGAAAAACGCTGACCGAAACGCGGAGGGCACGATCATGATTGACCGTGTCGCCGTGAAAAGGAAAGTCGAATGTGAATGGGGGGCGCTCACCAATGCGGAAATGAGCGCCCTTCTTTCCGCTTGCACGTCTGTTTTTTTCAGCGTGACATATCCTGACCCCATGACAGGCGCGGCCAAGACAATCACCTGCTATGCGGGCGACAGAACAGCCCCGGTATATCGTGAAATCAGCGGTGTGCCGTTGTGGGAAGGCTTAAGGATGAATTTCATTGAGAGGTGATTAAATGACCGGGATGATTAATACATTGATGGCGTTTCCGTCCCGCGCACTCTCGACGAAGGGGCTGATAATCTACCCGGACGCGGCAACTCAGGCGTTGACTGCCGCGGAAATCATAGACTGGGCGGTAACAGAGAACGCGGGAGAACACTTGCCTCTTGGCGGGGCTTCCGCGTCAACCGTCCGGCTTAGGCTGGACAACCGAGCGGGCGAATGGAAGCCAGGTGGCTCAATTCTCGGGGCGCACACGCTTGACGGTGCGGTTATCGGCATCGAAATCGGCGCACAGCACCCTGAGTACAGTGGGTCATATGATACTATAGACGGCGGCTTGCCGACGGCTACATATGCCAACACCGCTGACGGCGGTTCGCCTGGTTCATCGTTTAGCGATGTGATTGACGGCGGTATTCCGTTCAACTTCCCGCATGTCGAGTGGTACTGGACGCGTATCGGGGAGTATGTGGTCGAAAAGCCAAAACTGACCGAAATGGTGGTTGAATTAGCCGGCTCTGATTATCTCGCGAACAGGGCTAAAAAGGCTTTTTCTGATGGCTTAACATATCCTCGAACGGTTTCACAAATCCTTCAATCGGCCTGCTCTCAGGCCGATATAACGCTTAAATCAGCATCATTCCCCAACGCCTCAGTCAACATCCCGGTTAAGCCGTTATGGGATGAAAACACGACATGCAGGGATGTCATCTCTTATGTCGCGTGCGTGGCCGGTGGATTCGCTCGTATTGACCGGGCAGGGATGCTTGAGATCGTTCCGTTCGATGACACTAATGATTATTCTATCGGCACTGACAGATATATTGATTTAGAACGCAAGACAACATTCGGGTCGCTCAATGCCTTGACAGTGTTCCCGCACGGCACGAAAGAAAATGCTGTCAGAGTGGCGACGGACATCGGCCTTGAGGACACCGACCAAAACAGCATTGCAGTGCAAGGAAATCCGCTGTTGCGTTACGAATCGGCGGCGCTGACGCCACTTATAACCGGCATGTTCTCCGTCCTTGGCGGGTTGGCGTTTGAATCAGCGAAAGTAATCTGGCAAGGAGATCCCACACTTGCCGTTGGCGACGTGCTGACGGTAACCGACAAGGGCGGCTCAACATGCCCGATATTGGTGTTGGGGCAAGTGATGACTTTCGCTTCAGGTTTCGGCATGACGAGTGAGAACAATATGCGGACTGCCACGTCCGGCGCAGCTCGGAATATGCGAATTTTCACTCCGTCCGGTCGGTTGAACGCAACGGCGCTCGAAGGCGATATCAACATCAAGGCCGGGGAAAATCTGAACCTGATGGCCGACTCTGACATTAATGTAAACGCTGGCGCTAATGTCAATGTAAACGCTGGTGCCAATGTAAAAGTAAAGGCTGGAGGATCGTTGAAGCTCGAAGCCGCCGCCGATATGGATATCACAGGCGCGAGTGTAAATATCCAAACAGACGAATTTGGTATCAAAAACGCTAACGGCGAAAGCCTCTTAGGAATATCATCACCATCCGGCGGAGATCCGGGAGGCCAAATGGTACTCGGGTCAGAAAAAATGCCTATCAAAATTGGCGGCAACTTTGTCCTTCCTGTTGAAAACGGCGGCACGGGTATTTCGGGGCAAACAAACAAAACGCATTATTTTGCGTCTTATCCCAATGATTTAATCGGAGTTGATGGTGACCTTGGCGTTTTGGTCAATATGGCGTCCGGCGTTTACTCCGCAATAACTCCAGCTCACCATACAGCAGTAACTGGAGTGGCGGTATTCTGTGGGATGTCAAGAAACTGGAACGCCATCAATCCTGGCGGATGGACGGCGGCAGGTAACGCCAACGCGGCGGGATCAGCAAACCTATACGCATCAGCCTGGTCGTTTATGTTTTCTGACCCAGACATAATGGGGCGGATAAGCATAAATTTTGAAGCGGGCAAGTTCATCGGTGGCGAGTGGTACGGTTGGAGTGTTTCGTCTTATCTGACTGTCGCGATAGCCAATGCGGCGGGCGTTATTCTCGGGAGTACAACGTTCGTTCCGCCTGTAAATCAGTCTGCTTTCGGTGTCAACATTGAGGCTGCTTTAGAGGACGATACTACCTACTACATTCTGATGTACGACAACACCACATCGGCCAATAAATCAAAGGCTCTAATTAATGTCGCGTCAGTAACTTCGCCCGCTTACTCGGCTGGCGGCTATAACTGCGGGCTTTTCGTCAAACACGGTGGCAACTGGACGCTTCTCGCTTCGGGCAGCGGTTAAGGAGAGTAAATGATAGCACAGATTAACATGAGAAAAGGCACAAGCGCGGAATGGGCGGCAGCGTCTCCTGTCATTTTACTGGCAGGTGAAAGCGGGTACGACACAACGCTCAAGCGCTATAAAGTTGGGGACGGAGAAACTGAATGGGCTAATCTTGAGTGGAACACACTCTGGTCAAGGCCTGTTGGAAGCATCTATATGTCCATCAGCGACACATCCCCCGCATCCCTATTTGGCGGCACGTGGTCGGCTATCCCAAGCGGGAGATCTATCCGCACAGGGATTGGGGGTGAAGAATCGGGGAGCGATACCGTTACATTGAGCAGCTCACACATCCCGTCGATGGATATACCGATTTTTGTGACAGGCTATGGGTGGCTTATGTCATCAACCTATGTAGCCCCACGGGAGGATAGCGGATGGATTGGACTTAATCCGGGCGGTGCCACTCCAAGTTTAAGCGGAGCCCATGCTGTCTGGGGTAACACACCGTCTGCGTTTTCTGTTGTCCCTA